AACTTGCTTAGCAACTGAGTTTAACTCAACTGCTGTGAAGTTTGGAACAACTGCTTCAAGAGCATCTACTGCACGGACATCTGTGAAGTAAAGGTTTGTTGTACCCTCATCAAGATCATCAGTATCAGAATCTGCTACACCGTTTTCTGCGGTAATAACAAGGCCTGAACCTGAACCTGTTATGGTAATGTTAGTCTTTGTAGCGCCAGTCAAAAGATCTGCTGCTGAAGCCTTGGCACGAGCATCTGTAAAGTACTGTGCTGTTCCTTCTGCAACATCATCTGTATCAAGTGCATCTGCGTGTGCAATTGCTGCTGCTTGTGCAGCATTTGCCTTTGAAGTAGCGTCTGCTGATGCTGTGGCCTCTGCTGCAGACTTTGCTGCGTTAGCCTTGCTTGTTGCATCTGCTGAAGCAGTTGCTTCTGCTGCTGCTTGTGCAGCGTTTGCCTTGCTTGTTGCATCTGCTGAAGCAGTTGCTACTGAGGCTGAATCACCTGATACTCTAAGTGCTGCTTCTGCAGCAACCTTTGAAGTTGCATCTGATGAAGCAGTTGCTTCTGCACCTGACTTAGCATTGTTAGCCTTTGTAGTTGCGTCTGCTGATGCTGTAGCCTCTGCTGCTGCTTGTGCAGCATTTGCCTTTGAAGTAGCGTCTGATGCAGCGTTTGATTCTGCTGTATCTACATAACCCTTAGTTGCTGCATGTAATGATGATGTAGGGGCACCTGACAATGTCAAGGCTCCAGTCATTGTGTCGCCAGCCTTTGCTACCTTTTCACCAACTGCTGTAGCAAGGTCTGTTGCATAATTTGGATTATCTGAAATTGCTGCTGCTAATTCATTAAGTGTATCAAGAAGTGCTGGTGCTGAGTCAACAAGTGCTGCAACTTCGGCATCTGTGTAAGCATTTGCTGCTGCTTGTGCTGCATCTGCTTTTGCAGTAGCATCTGCTGCTGCTGTTGCTTCTGCTGCTGCTTGTGCAGCATTTGCCTTTGAAGTAGCGTCTGCTGATGCTGTAGCAACTGATGCTGAATCTCCAGAAACTCTAAGTGCTGCTTCTGCTGCTACTTTGTTAGTTGCATCTGTTGCTGCTGCTGAGATAGCGTCTGCTTCTGCTGCGTCAGCCTTAGTTGTAGCATCTGCTGATGCTGTTGAAATTGCATCTGCTTCTGCTTGATCTGCGTAACCACGAGTTGCAAGAACATCTGCACCCCACTTAACAGAAGAGCCTGCTGCTGGAGTAAGAACGATATGAGAATCAGAGTTGATTGTCATTGCTCCTGCCCCAGTGAAGTTAAGTGTATCTCCAATAGTCTTATTTGTTAATGTCTGTGTGTTCGTTGTTCCAACTACCGCACCTGTTGCACCGTGTGCTGCTGTTGCTGCTTCGTGATCTGAAAGATCTCCTGCTACTACATCTGCTTCTGCTGCTCCTGTACCTGCTGCATCATATGCAGCGTTAGTTGCATCAAGTGCTCTTTGGTTTGTGAAATATTGGTTAATTGTGCCCTCACCAAGATCATCGGTATCGTGGTTTGAAATATCTGATACTGTACCAGTTACGTTACCAATCAAGTCTGCTGTAATATCACCAGCAGCAAAATCTCCAGTAGCATCACGCTTTACAACTGTGTTTGCTGTGTTAGCAGATGTTGCTGTACCACCAATAAGATCAATAATATAATTTTGATCTGCTGTTTTCTTTGTAAGAACGTCAAAGTTGTTGACTGTCGCTGTTGTACCTTCAACAATGAGACCACTCTTAATTTTAAAATCTTTATTTACTGTTGCCATTTTTTATATCTCCTTAGTTATGCCTTAAGTCCCATACGAGCATATCGTACGGTGACTGGCTTGATCGCAGGATCTGGAGTGACTGATAAAGCCACGGTATTTCCAGTGCGAGAGACATTAATGGTGCCAATATTCCCATCATTGTCGATTGTTCCATACTCATTAACAGATACATCTGTACCGTCAACAAGAATACTTATTTCGGTTGCATAGAACTTATTGTCCCCTGCTGTAGTCTTGGATATTGAAATAATATACTTGACCATTCGCCATTGTGTGGCATCAAAATTATCAATTACAGTTACGTTTTGAATATCCGCAATTGTATTTTCGTTGTTGTTACCTGCTGATCCCAACTCTGTTGCTTGGGATGAAAGGGTATCAATTAAATCTACATAATTTTCTTGAGTGGGTCTATCACCTGTTTGGAATAACCCCTTAACGCTTGAAACTGATATCTTAGCCATAATGGTATTATAGCATCTATTTCTAACTAATTAAAGAATGTAATTGCTGTATCCAATTACTTGTAGGGGAATTGCTGGGGTATTTCCTAAGCCAATTGCCTGTACCTGTATTGCTGTAAAACGAACCCTAAAGGGTAATACTTCGCTTATAGATACAGTTCTTTCAAGGTTTTCTATTTGAACTACTGGGTAGTCAATTGGGAAAATTCGTTTTGTGTTGTTACTTAGTTCATCAAGAATTATTGCTGTGGCCATTAATCTGTTACATCTTCAAGAATTTTCATGCTGCCCTGAGCAACTGTCCAAACTCTTGTTGGGTCTGACACTTGAATATCAAAGATGTCTCCTGTTTGTAAGACATTAGACTCTTCTGCTGTAAGCCAAACTGTAAACTCTCCAACTAAATCGTCTTCATCTGCAACTGGATGCAATGCCATGATTGTAGTTGCGTTATCAGTGATGACTCCTTTGTCTGCTGCAAGGGTTGGTCTTTTAATCTTCATAGCGATGTCCCATTCAGATCCAGCACCCTTTAAAATTAGCGGGACCTTTGCATCATCAGTTACATAAACCTTAAAGCCAGAAGTATCTCCACGAACTACAGTCCAAACAACTGTAGGAGGTTTATTTCCTATGTCGTATGATGTTTGAGATCCTCTTAAAGTTGCCATGGTTTATTATATCACTATTAGGCTAGTCCAGCCTTTAGTGCCCCCCATGTACCGTTGCCTTTTGCCTCAACAATAATTGTTCCAGCAGTAGCAGCCTGTGCTACTATTCCTACTGCTCCTGAACCACCTGCAGGTCTTGAGTTTGTCAAGCCTCCAGTGGCTCCAACATAAAGAACATCTCCGTTAGCGAAAGAACTTGTATTAATATTGTTTAAAACTCCTGCAACTACAACAACTCCTGATGCACCTGATGCTATCGCTTGTTTTGCTAATCCTAGAATTGGGGAAGTTGTTGGTGTTGCTTTTGAAACTGTTGTTGCTGTTGTGTATCCCGTTGCATATACGGGAGATCCTGCTGTAATTGCAGATCCAGAATTATTTATAACATTAATTTGAATAATAGATAAATTTAAAGCGCTCAGCGTTTGACTTACTTCTGAAGCCAAGTCTTTAATATCTCCATGAACATTAACTGGATCAGAAGACTCTGGGTATGGTAATGGGAAAGATCCGCTTGTATTTGTCATAATGATTCATTATACCACTTTTCAATGTCTACATTTGCCATTTTAAAAATAATGTGCTCAAAATTGACTTTTGGGGTAAAATTATGTTATACTTGGTAGTAACAACCCTGAAAGGGGTTTTTCGTTTCTAAGGAGGAAACAGATGAACATAACACAAGATAAACAAAAACTCATCGGAATACTCACGATTATAGTAATGTCAGCACAAGGTTTAAATGCTGCTAATGCTAGTGAACGCAACAACTTAAGTACAAAACCTGTAGTTGTAACAAGTCAAGCCTCGCAAGAGGCTTTAAGTGTTTCTACAGAGCAAAAATTAAAAAAGTTTGAAAATAAGGGTTCTCTAACCGATGGTGAACTCAAGGAACTTTTATACCTCGTTGGCTTTAGGGGCAACGATCTAAAGGAGGCTTGGGCAATAGCCAAAAAAGAGTCTAATGGACAACCAATCAGATTTAATGGAAATACTGGGACTGGCGACAGTTCTTATGGTATGTTTCAGATTAATATGATTGGCATGCTAGGTCCTGATCGTAGAGACAAGTTTAACCTTGTAACTAACTCAGACCTTCTAAATCCCGTTGTAAATGCACAAATTGCATTTCATATGTCAAACGGTGGAAAAGATTGGTCAGCCTGGAAAGGCTTGACTCCAAGAACTAAAGAATGGATGAATCGCTTTCCTGAATAGGATTGTCAGACAAATCTGAGTAAAAAGACTGAGTATCTGGGTTAAATTTTGTTCCTACGGGAATATCATTTAGCCCAGATATTTCTTTTATAAAGGCTGCTTCGGCTTCTGGGG